TACCATCCATGGCTCATCATTAAGTTTCTGAAGCTCAAATTCTATGAACTAAAAGGGTTCGATACCACTGCACCCCAAGCTGACTTCATGCGTGTCTTCCAATCTATGTCTGGAAAGAGCAAAGGCGCGCCCGTATTGAGCCTAACGCCATACGCTTCACCTGTATTCATTGGCCCCTGGTCTATTCCAGACGGGTCTTGGAGTACCTAATGGGGCAGATGGTCGCTAATATCTCGACTGTCCCCTCTCCGATCGGGGGACTGAATGCCTATGACAATTTGGCTGCTATGCCGCCAACTGATGCCCTACGACTTGCTAATGTGGTACCACAACCCTTTGGGTGTACAGTTCGTAAGGGGTATCAGCTCCATGCATCGGGGCTCGGCGGGCCCGTGGAATCCCTAACTACCTGGGTCTCATTTGCGGGCGCACGTAAGATATTTGGCTTTGCTGGAGCCAACATGTACGACGTCACTACACCAGGACCGGTGGGTGCCGCGCTCGTAACTGGACTCGGTAATGCCTTCTGGCAGCACATTGGTTATGCCAATGCTGCTGGTACGTTCACTCTCATGTTTAATGGGGCCGATAACCCGATTGTCTATAAAGCTAGTGGCGTAGCACGGTTGACCCTAGGCGACGGCGTTGTTACAGATACGTGGAAGAATGTCAATCCTGCTTCTATTATACAGGCGACTGTCCATCAACGACGGGTCTGGGGTGTAGAGACTAATTCGACCAAGGGTTGGTATCTGCCCCCTGACAGTTACTATGGGATCGCAGCGTCGTTTAACTTTGGACCATGGTTCAAACGCGGCGGCTATCTTGCGGCACTGGCTACGTGGACAGTTGATGCCGGCGGTGGGTCGGACGATTACCTGGTTGCTATCTCTTCTAATGGAGAAGCTGCTGTCTATGCTGGTCTTGATCCTTCTAACACTAGCACCTGGAGGATTATCGGGGTATTTTTTGTTGGAGCTCCACCAAGGGGCAGGAGATTTGTTACGAATGTTGCCGGGGACCTCTACATACTTACCCTTACAGGGGTTGTTTCCATGGCAACTGTAGTGACATCGACTCAGGTCAATGTCAATGCAAATAACACCTACAGTAAGAAGATTGCCTTCCTGCTAAGCGACCTCCTCAACACTCTCAAAGACTTCGAAGGCTGGGAGATAGAGTTCTTTCCTGCTCTAAACTTCCTGTATATCAATGTACCAACCGTTTACGCTGGTGGAAATGGCCAATTGGTGGCTAATCATATTACCACGGCTTGGTGTACGTTTAGCGGAATGGATGCTCGATGCTGGTTGCGAGCAGATGATAACCCATTCTTTGGCGATCCAGATGGAAATGTACAAAGATCTTGGATCCACGACAAAGACGGTATTGCACTAGATGGTACTGGTGGTACGAATATCTTGTCATCAGTACAGCAAGCGTATTCAACATTTCAGAAACCTGCATCACAGAAACAAATTGGTTTGTACCGCCCTAACTTTCTCGGTACGCGCCGGATCATGTTCAATTCATCGGTCCTATACGACTATAACCAGAGACAGCCCCCGCAAGCGGATGGATCAGTCATCCCCACGCCATTTGCTCACTGGGACGAAGGTCTCTGGCATGTAAGTCTTTGGTCCGGGGGTCTAAATGTTCAACGAGATTGGCGATCAGCAGAAGGCATGGGCACAGCTGCGTCATTAGCCCTAGCCCTATCTACGGACTCTGAGTCCACATGGGTTAGTACAGATTATACTATGCGATCAGGGGGTCCGTTATGAAATCAGCTGGTGGTAGTGGTGGTGGTGGTAAAGGCGGACAACAAATGCCTATGCCTACAGGTGGTCCTACGATGCAGGCAGCTCCTACGGGCCCGATGCCTGATGGTGCAGCTGCGGCGCCGACACCACAACAACAGCAAAATCTTCAAAACATGCTTGGCAAGGTTAAAGGCATGATGCCGCCACCTCAAGGTGGTGCTGGTCCTGCACAGGGAGGCGGTAAGAACCAAGCTATGCCGCCTCCAGGCGTAGGTGGACCTATAGGTGCTGGGCAACCACCCGGCGGTGGACCCCCGCCAGGAGCCAGTGGTAAATCGATGCAAGCAATGCCGCGTCCTCCTGGTCCTGGTAAAGGGGGCCAGCAAATGCCGCAGTTCAATGGTGCCGGTGGGACCCAGGGCTGGCAACAGCAACGTATGCAAGCGGCAATGCAAAACCGACGGGGCCAAGTGAATACTCAGAAGGCCAATGTAGCTGCTGCTGAACAAGCTAAGGCCCAGGCTGCAGCTCAAGCAGATGCGCTTCGGACTCAGCAGGCACGACAACGCCAGATGGACGAAGAAGCTAATCAGAACCGGATGTACCAGGCACAGCAACAGTTTTACGGGCAATCGAATGACAGTCCGGGACAGTAATGTATGTTCAATTCGATAACCAGGAGTATCTAGTCGCCGAACTTTGCAGACAGATAGGCCTAGTGTGCACCCCCCATATGAGGTGCATTGGCCGACTAGATAACGAAGGCAAACTTATCGGTATAGTTGGCTATGACAACTGGACTGGTAAGTCGTGTGAAATGCACATGGCGGGCCAAAATGGCTGGCTCACCCGTGAGTTTATACGAGTGGCTTTTGCTTATCCTTTCGATCAGCTTAATTGTAATGTCATCATTGGAGTCGTATCTAATGATAACAAGCTTGCCCTCGATCTTGATCTTCGTCTTGGTTTCAAGTTAATTGCATCGATTCCTGATGCTCATCCTGGTGGTGCGTTGCATATCTTGACTATGCGACGTGATCAATGTAAATGGTTGGAGAAGGTACATGGGAAAGAAACAAGCCGCGCCACCGCCACCGCCTGACTACAAGGCGCTTGCTGTAGAGCAAGGCAAACTCGATAAGGAAACGCTAGATCAGCAGACTCTAGCGAACCGATCGAACCAGTACACTACTACTGGTTCACTCGAGTGGTCACAGGATCCTGAAACTGGCCAATGGAGCCAGGTGGAGACGATGTCTCCAGAACAACAATATCTTTATGATCAAGATATATACCGGAAAGCTGCTCTTGGCGATGTCGGTATGGGCATGCTTGGTCGAGTCCAGGACTCAGTAGCAAATCCCTTTAGTTTGCAGGGGATGACTGATGTTAAAGGCTACGATACTTCTGGTTTACAGCAGTGGGGTCAGGTTCCGGGCCAGGGCCTTGGTGGATATGGTAGCCTAGATTATAGCAAACTTGGCGCTATGCCGGACTCGGGCTTTGGAGCTGTCCAAGAAGTTCAGAAGGCGATGATGTCTAGGCTTGATCCTAGTCTTCAACATGGCCGAGAAGCTGAGATTGCTCGACTAAAGGCTCAGGGCTTCAATGAAGGTGATGAGGGTTTCAATACACAGCTTGGTTTACAGGATCAACGCCGTAATGATGCAGAACAGCAAGCCCTTCTCGGGGCTGCTACTGAATACGGCAACATCTTTAACCGAGGTATGGATGTCCGTAAGCAAGGAGCTGATGAGGCATACAAATCAGCCCAGTTTGGCAAAGATGTACGTTCAAGGCAGTTTGACGAGCAACAACAGGCATCTGAGTATGCCAATGCACTTCGTGGTTCACAGTTTGGTGAACAAGGCATTTTGAGAGGTGCCTCTGCCGATGATCGAACCAGGCAGATGAACGAAGCGCTGATGCAGCGCCAGATGCCATTGCAAGAACTTCAACAGTTCATGAGTGGTGTCAGTGGCCAAAATCCAAGCTTTGAGAATTATAATCAAGCTGGTAGAGGTACTGCAGCTGATATCTATGGTGCCACAGACAAGGAATACCAGGCCCAGGTAGCAGCAACTAACGCCAAGAATGCGGCTAGTGCAGGGCAGACCGCAGGACTAATGAAGCTTGCTGGTTCAGTTGCAGGCTCGTTCTTTGGACCTGTTGGTACTGCAGTCGGAGGTGCGCTCGGTAGTTACCTCGGCGGTGGTGGAGGTGGTACCGTCACAGGCGGCAGCGGTCTAAAGATGGGAGGCTAACATGCCTATCACTGACTACGAATCAAGAGCAGACAAAAATAAGCGGGCGCTTGCTCAAGCAGCAGCGCTCCGACAACAAGCACTCCAGGAAGAGATGGCTAAAGGACAAATGGTGTCCGGGCATTATGTTGCCCCTCATTGGACACAACAGTTAGGCCCCCTTGTTAACAACGTTTTGGCTGGTGTTACGGAGCGTGGTGCCCAGAAGGATCAGACCCAGCTCGAGAGCGATATACAGACTGGACATAACGAATGGATGGGAACACGCCCTCAAGAGCGCACCAGGGAACTGCCTGGCCCCACTGAGACAGGGGAGCCCCTTACACAGACTACTGTCCCCACACGGGATCAGCAGATCGACTGGGCTTCGCAGGGCATGAAGAATCCCCTTAGCAAAGCTATTGCCGCTAAGTATCTCGAGGATCAGCTTATCCAGGATCCGATCAGAGAAGATAATCGGAAGTTCAAGCACATTGAAGCAGAAGAGGCGCGGCAAGGCAAACTTGATCTGTTGTATGAGCAGGGCCGTAACAAGCTTAACGAACTTGATCTCAAGTACGCTGCTGCTGGGGAAGACCGTAACCTTAAGGGCGAGATTGAAAAGCAACGCAATATCACCAAGCTCAAGGTTGCTGAAATCGAGAACGCCAGTCGAGTGAACGCCGCAGAGATTAGGGCTAGGGCAGCTGGTGGTGGTAAAGCAGCTAAACCTGTACCGAATACCATCATCAAAACAATGACAGAGGCGCAGTCTAGTGCCTCTGGTTTGGGTGATTCCTATACCACCTTTGATCCTAAGTATGGTGGTGTGGGCGGCTATGTTGATAAGCTCTCAGGCACCTGGAATCCATGGTCAAGCAAAGACTCGGATGCTGCAGCGAACTGGTGGAAGAACTACGAGAACCAGGCTTCTCTAGTTCAACGTCATAGCATGTTTGGTACTACACTGAATGCAGGTGAACGTCAGGCATGGGAGAACGCTACCATCAGACCAGGCATGACGACCCAGGCGATTCAACAGAATCTGAAGATGCGTGCCGAGCTTGCTGCCAAGCACTATAATGAACTGCGTAAGATCTATGCCCGTGCTGGTTATGGTGCAATCCCTGAGGCATTTGATGAGGTTGCTGAAAGTTTTGAAATGCTGAATCCGGGACAGGTAGATACGCCTGTACAGACCCCACCACAGGTCAGACAACCAGTGGCCCCACCTCCACGTGTAGCACCTGCACCCCCATCCGGTACCCAACTTAAGCCGTTGCCTGGCGGATTCACGCGAGGTTAAGTATGAAGTATAAATACAAGTCACCAGAGGGCGAAGCCTTTACTATTGAAGCTAGGTCTCAGGACGAGGCCGACGAGCTTCTAATGTCTCATGTTGCAAGAGATATGCAGATACCTGCAGCGCAGCGTAAGGCAGAGACCCATGCGCCTGTCAAGGTCGCCCCCATGAACGTCGATCCCGCTGAGGGGATGAA